AGTGGAAGAGAGAATTCCATTCGATCTAGAATACTTTAATTGGATCACCCGAAATGGTCTTCCGAAGAAAACTCTCAACATCATCCTTGCGGGTACAGGTGTTGGTAAATCTCTGTTCATGTGTCACATGGCTGCATCTTGCCTGACGCAGAACTATAACGTCCTGTATATTACGCTTGAGATGAGCGAGGAAAGAATCGCCGAGCGCATTGACGCCAATCTGATGAATGTGTCTATGGAAGATCTCGGAAACATGCCGAAAGACATGTACGAGAAGCGCATGGGTAAACTCAAGGAAAGAGTCAAGGGTAAGCTGATCATCAAGGAATATCCAACCGCATCGGCTAACCCTGCACATTTCCGTGCATTGATCAATGAATTATCTTTGAAAAAGAACTTCAAACCCGATATTATTTTCATCGATTACCTAAATATTTGTGCCTCTGCTCGTATCAAGGCTGGCGCGAATGTTAATTCATACACATACATCAAGGCAATCGCGGAAGAACTTCGAGGTCTCGCCGTCGAGAATAACTTGCCGATTGTCTCCGCAACTCAGACGACACGATCTGGGTTTTCAAATTCAGACCCTGGTCTTGAAGATACTTCCGAATCTTTTGGTCTTCCTGCTACCGCTGATTTTATGTTTGCGTTGGTGAGCAACGAAGAACTACAGAATCTTGGGCAGATGCTAGTCAAGCAGCTGAAGAATCGCTACAATGATCCGAACCTCTATAAGCGATTCACTATCGGCGTTGACCGATCCAAGATGAAGTTGTATGATCTAGAGGAGAAGGCTCAGAACAGCGTTGCTCAGGAAGTAGAGTCAAAAAAGCCTGTCTTTGATCGAGGGCGAAGCGCCGATAAGTTCAAGGGATTAAAGGTGTGAAGATCGGGCTAATTGAGCGAAGGCTGCATGCTCTCGCTTCTAACTGGGTCGGGGATAAGCATCTTCCAACTATCATCAGGCAGTTAAATGCAGCCTTTGAACATTCAATCATCTACTTCTCATCAAATAGATATGAGGCTGAATACTATGCCGATCACTCGGTGATCATCTCTGGGCAATACTGTCCGAGGATCCGTGGGTATGTGCCAGAGAATATCATCATCTCATTGAGTGTTCCAAAAGAACAGAAGAAAGTCATCCTATCTAAGAAGGGTGCTCGAAACCTTGAGATGAAGATTCTTAGAACCATTGTGCATGAGTATCGACATAGAGCGCAGCAAAGAAAGCAGGGGACTATTGACATAAAGCAATATAAACCAGCTAAGAATATTGTTGGTAATCTGAAACGACTGATGTATTATGGCATGCCCGACGAGATTGACGCTCATGCTCATGAGACCACTGTTGAATCTGCCTTCGGTTTTCTGAATATAAATAGACTACGAATGGCACATAAGATCAGCTGGCGCGAGTCTGAGGCGATCTTCATGTATCGCAAATACTTTCGTAAGTCAGACCCAAAGGTCTGGAAGAAGTTTCTGAAGAAGGTCTATAAGAATAGTGGAGTTACTAATGGCTGACAATACACAGAAAAATACACAAGCTGCAGAAAAATTAAAAAAATCTCAAGAGCAGATGGCAAATAAGATCTATAAAGAAATAGTAAAAGACGCAAAAGAACTATCAATGCATATTAGAAAAAAAGATTTTGATGGTATATGCAAGGTCTCTCAACGAATATATAAGAATTCTGATGTTTTAAAATAACTGGGGTTTTATGACAACATTTGTGACTGGTGGCTTGGGATTTATCGGATCCAACTTTGTATTCGCCCACCTTAAAAAATATCCCTCTGATTATGTGTTTATTCTCGATAACCAATCATACGCATCAAACGCGAACAATATTCTTGGTTTGTATGAGGACTACCGTGTAACAACTATCAAAGTTGATATCCGTGATAGAGAGACTCTGGATCGTTTATATAAACTCTATACTCCAGAGATTACATATCACTTCGCCGCAGAGTCTCATGTAGACAACTCTATAGACAGTGATGATGAATTCCTGTCGACGAACATCAACGGCACGCATAACATCCTGAAGTGCATTAGAACGCATGGCGGTAAGCTGGTGCATGTTTCCACCGACGAAGTGTTTGGAAGTCTTGGTGCTTTCAGCGAACCATTCAATGAACACACGCCATACAATCCTCGTAATCCGTACTCGGCAACCAAGGCTGCGTCTGATCATTTAGTGCGTGCCTATGTGAATACGCATAGGATTAATGCAGTTGTCACTAACTGCTCTAACAACTATGGACCTCGCCAGCATGCAGAGAAGCTGATCCCGACTATCATTCGTAAGGCTAAAGCCAATGAAGAAGTTCCAATTTATGGCACTGGTGTGAACATTCGCGACTGGCTTTATGTTGACGATCACTGTGACGCACTTTTAACTATCGGTGAAAACTTTGTTCCAGGTGATCGATTTAATATCGGTGGTGGATATGAAATCAACAATCTGAGCCTCGCCTATCTAATTCTAGACATGATGGGAAAACCGAATACTCTTGTTCATTTTGTTCAAGACAGAAAGGGTCACGATTTCCGCTATGCAATGGATAGCAGAAAGATGAAAGCATGTTTTAATTGGTCAGCAAAGACGGAGTTTGTTGACGGTATGAAGAAAACACTGGAGTGGTATCATGCATAAGGGAATTATTTTATCAGGTGGAATGGGCACTCGCCTTTATCCATGTACCGAAGTGACATCAAAGCAGCTTCTGCCTGTCTATGACAAGCCGCTGATTTATTATCCGTTGTCAACGCTGATGCTTGCAGGGATTAGAGATTTCCTGATCGTTAATTCGCCTTATGACAGCGAAGCATTTCAACGACTACTTAAAGACGGATCACAGTGGGGAGTGAACATTAGTTATGCGATTCAACCAGAACCTAATGGTATTGCTGAGTGCTTTCGTATTGGTAAAGACTTTATTGGAGATGATGATGTTGCTCTCATTCTTGGGGACAATATTTTTTATGGCAACGAACTGATCAATCGGTTTAACGCTGCCAAGACCTCGAATGGATGTTCTTTGTTTGCGTATCATGTCAGCGATCCAGAACGATTCGGTGTTCTTGATCTTGACGAGGATGGCAAAGTTCTTGATATTGTTGAGAAGCCAACTATTGCTCCGAGTAATTATGCTGTCACTGGGCTTTACTTTTATGATAAAAACGTAGTACAATATAGTTATGAGATTCAACCTTCCGCAAGAGGTGAACTTGAAATTACTGACATCAACAAGCTATACGTCAAGAATGGCAATGCTCATGTTGAGTATTTGAATCGTGGTATTGCTTGGATTGATACAGGAACGTTCGAATCATTGGCCGAGGCATCTACCTTTGTTGGATCGGTTCAGCGTCGTACTGGTACAATGATTGCCTGCCCAGAGGAAATTGCTTATCGTAACGGTTGGATCTCTCAGGAACAACTAGAGGCATCGGCTGATAAGTATAAGAAGTCGGACTATGGTAAGTATTTGAAAAAGATTTTGACAATAAGGTGATATATGATTGACAACATGATTTCAGAATTGGTTGCTGCTGTTGGAACTCCAAAGTATGCATATAATTGCAAAGACTTTGATCCAGAAAAGAGCACAGTTTTCTACTCTGGCCCATATTGGGATAACAAAGAAGTAGAAGCCGCAGTCAAGTCATTCCTGACTGGTCGTTGGCTGGTCTCAGGTGAGAAGGTTGCATTATTTCAAGTTGCTTTTCAGCGCAAGTTTGGCGTCAAGCATGCTCACATGGTGAACTCTGGTTCATCGGCTAACCTTGTTCTTGTCACTGCTATCAAGAAGCATCTGGGCTGGCAGGATGGCGATGAAGTCATCGTATCGCCTGTCGGCTTTCCAACTACCATTGCTCCTCTGGTTCAGAACAATCTGAAGCCTGTGTTCCTTGATATTGAAATGAACACGCTGAACTTTGACCTGACTAAGATTGAAGAAAAGATTACTGAGCGTACAAAAGCGATTTTTGTTTCACCCGTTCTTGGTAATCCTCCTGACATGGACTTCCTCAAGGAACTGTGTGAGCGTCGTGGGTTAATTCTACTCGGTGACAACTGCGATTCCCTCGGCACACGTTGGGACAACAAACAACTGACGGATTATTACTATGCTTGGACAACTTCTTTCTATCCCGCGCATCATATTTCGACTGGTGAAGGCGGCATGGTCTGCTGCGATGACGAAACTCTCATCAACACTGCTCGGTCAGTTTCTTGGTGGGGTCGGGATTGCCGTTGCGTCGGCTCTGCTAATCTCTTGGCTTGTGGCACTTGCGGGAATCGCTTTGATAAGTGGCTAGAAGGCTACGACGGAATCATTGATCATAAGTATCTGTTTGTCAACATGGGCTATAATCTAAAGCCTCTTGATCTTCAGGGTGCGATTGGTATTGAACAGCTCAAGAAGATCGACGAGATCGACGTGAATCGTCGTACGAATTTTGAACGTATCAAACAATTGATTGAGAAGTATGTTCCTGGTGTTCGTGCTGCGTCTAAACTTGAGAAGTCAGATCCAAGTTGGTTTGGTGTTCCACTAATCACTGAAACTCCAGAACTAAAGGAAAAGCTACAAGCCTTCCTTGAAGCCAATAGAATTCAGACTCGCAACTACTTTGCTGGTAATATTCTATTGCATCCTGGGTATAAGCACCTCGATAACGCAGCCGATTATCCAAATGCTAACAAGGCATTGAGCAACGTATTCTTCGTTGGATGCCCTCCGCATTATGGTGAAGAAGTGTTTGCCTATTACGAAAAGGTCTTGGCTTCTTGGGCAAGTGAAGTTTCTGTTCACGAAGTAAAGGCAACTGGCGGATATTAATGGAAACTTTCACTTACTCAACTGACTCTATTCAACAAAACTTTATAGAGGCAGTTGTTGCGAAGATAAAAGAAGTGTTCGGGGAAGATATCGCTTCCCCTGAGCATGAGCCTATTCGATTCAATTATCAAATGTCTATCATAAAGTCGATGTTAAAATGACTATACAAGTATTCGGTGGAACTGGTTTTGTCGGGAGTGAGTATGTTAGAACGACTCAAAGCGAGTGTATTATTACACCGCGAGAAGATTATAGCGTTCGGGCTGAAGATGTTGTTTATTTTATTAGCACTGTTGATAATTATAATGTACATACCGATCCTCTGGTGGATATCAATACTAATCTAGTAGTGTTGATGAAGGTGCTGGATAATTATCGTAAAGTTCAGCAAGCCGATACTGGATGTTTTAATTTTATCTCTAGCTGGTTTGTATATGGTCAGGACTCTGGGTTTGGCGGAAACGCCAGAGGAATTCCAGAGACTGATCTATGCGATCCAAAGGGATTTTATTCTATAACAAAAAGGGCAGCTGAACAGTTGCTAATCTCTTACTGCGAAACCTTTAATTTGAACTATCGTATTTTGAGGTTGTGTAATGTTCTGGGAAAAGAAGACACGAAAGTTTCTGCAAAAAAGAATGCTCTACAATACCTCCTCGGAGAACTCAGAGGTAATAGACCTATTGATCTATATGATTCAGGCTATTTCTATCGCGACTATATTGATAGCAGAGATTGTGCTCGAGCAATTGATTTGGTCGTAAATAAAGGCGAGAAGAACTCAATTTATAATATTGGAAACGGAGAGCCCATAGCTTTCGGCGACCTTTTATGGTATGCTCGGGATGAAATGGGTTCAGCCAGCGAAATTAAAACGATCGAGCAAAAGGCATTCCACAAGAAAGTCCAGTCATCTCGGTCGTTCTATATGAATAATTCTAAGCTGAAGGCTCTAGGATATGAGCCAAAATACACTATTCAGCAGACCATCGACGATATCATAAGCTGAGAAAAATACTAAATAGAACATAATCCCACAGAGTGGAGTAACTATGTTCTCATTTAGTCAGT